CACGAAACATATTACTCATATTAGTAACACCACTCACATTCCAATTTGGGGTATCTGGATTTGCTGATGTTGCATTTTCAAACATATAACCCATATTAGTTACATTACTTACATCCCAATTTGAAGTGTCTGGATTTGCTGATGGTGCAAAATAAAACATAGCCCCCATAGTAGTAACATTACTTACATCCCAATTTGAAGTGTCTGGATTTGCTGATGATGTATTACGAAACATATTACTCATATTAGTAACACTACTAACATCCCAATTTGAAGTGTCTGGATTTGCTGATGATGTATTACGAAACATATTACTCATACTAGTAACACTACTAACATTCCAATTTGAGGTATCTGGATTTGCTGATGTTGCATTTTCAAACATATAACTCATATTCGTAACATTACTTACATCCCAATTTGAAGTGTCTGGATTTGCTGATGATGCGTTAGCAAACATAAATCTCATATTAATAACATTACTTACATCCCAATTTGAAGTGTCTGGATTTGCTGATGATGCATCACGAAACATATTACTCATATTAGTAACACCACTCACATTCCAATTTGGGGTATCTGGATTTGCTGATGTTGCATTTTCAAACATATAACCCATATTAGTTACATTACTTACATCCCAATTTGAAGTATCTGGATTTGCTGATGTTGAATCACGAAACATATTACTCATATCAGTTACACTGCTTAAATTAGGAACATCTGTAGCAGTTGTTAACATATTTGAACAACCAAAAAAAGCAGCATTAAAAGTAGACCAAACAACATCTCCCCATTGCTTAATGTCTGTAATTTTAAGCTTATCCCCTCCATTACCGAACCTTATCCTATTAAATCCATTAACCTCTTTAGCACTAACCTCTAAATCATATACACCACTACTAGGTAAGGTAATAGTTTCTTGATTAGATAAATCATTAAAATTGGCTACAACTATATTATTTTGTTTTGCAACCACATCGTAGTCGCCTTCTACCCCCGTAAACTGAAATTGGTTATCATTTGAAGTTCCTGTTTTTGAGGTGTCTACTTCTATTATAAAAGGTATAAAAGTGTTATCAAAAACTACATTCTCACCTAAGTATAGTTTTTTAATTTCTACACCTCCTAAGTATGCTTTATTTATATTTTTATTACCTATTTTTATAGCCATTTTTTAATTAATTTTTTAGTCTGTTATAATATAAAATGTAGTTGATATTGGTGTAGCTGCATCATATTCTGCTTGTGTTAATGATACTATATTTGCTACTACATCACTTCCATTAGGTTCATTTATAGTCTTAGAGTCTATCTTTTGTGATAGTGTATTACCATTATTATCCACCACTTCAGTTCCTTTTATTGTACCAACAACATCTAATTTAGTACTTGGACTAGTAGTACCTATACCTATATTACCGTTGAAAATTGAATTAGAAGTAAAAGTTTTCTCACCACCAATAGTTTCATTTGATGACTTATCAACATAAATTGATAAATTAGGTAGGTTAAGTAAATCATTATAAGCACCACTAGTTGCTACTGTAGATAAATTAGGTTTATTATTTAAATCACCATAATTACCTGAAAATAATGTAGGTAGGTTAAGTAAATCATCATAATCACCTGAGAATAAATTAGGTAGGTTAAGTAAATCATTATAAGCACCACTAGTTGCTACTGTAGATAAATTAGGTTTATTATTTAAATCACCATAATTACCTGAAAATAAAGTGGGTTTACCTGTTAAATCTACATATGCACCTGAAAATAATGTAGGTAGGTTAAGTAAATCATCATAATCACCTGAAAATAAAGTGGGTTTACCTGTTAAATCTACATATGCACCTGAAAATAAAGTAGGTAGGTTAAGTAAATCATTATAAGCACCACTAGTTGCTACTGTAGATAAATTAGGTTTATTATTTAAATCACCATAATCACCAGAAAACAATGTAGGTAGGTTAAGTAAATCATCATAATCACCTGAGAATAAATTAGGTTTACCTGTTAAATCTACATATGCACCTGAAAATAAAGTGGGTTTACCTGTTAAATCAGCATAAGCACCACTAGTTGCTACTGTAGATAAATTAGGTAAATTGCTTAAATCATTATAATCACCAGAAGTAGCTACAGTAGATAAATTTGGTAGGTTAAGTAAATCATCATAACCCCCAGAAGTAGCTACAGTAGATAAATTAGGTTTATTACTTAAGTCATTATAATCACCAGAAAACAATGTTGGAGTATTACTAATATTATTATAATTTAAATCAGTAAGTAAAGAACCATCACCAACAAATGATATACCTGTAATTGTACCATCATTTGATATGTTTAAAACTTCAGTGGTATTATTAACAAAAAATTGATAACCCGAGGCACCACTTTGTAGTCCTCGAAAAGTTAAAAAACCACTACCACTATTTCTTATAATACCATATTGACTACCACCTTCATTAAAAGTAATACCAGTATTAGTTGTTTTAAATTCGGTTGCTTTAGCAACACCATTAACATCTAATTTAGTACTTGGACTAGTAGTACCTATACCTACATCTCCTAAATGAGTTAATCTAAAACCTTCTAGGCTATTTGGGCCATAATTAAATCTTATTTTTCCATAAGAACCAAGAGTACTAGGTGTTAAAACCATATTTCCATTCGCAGAATCATAAGGCAAAAAACTAGAGTTATTAATACCTTCAAAGGCTTTACCCTTGTCAAGTTCTATACTTGCATCAGTAGTAAATTGACCTGTTATGTTTAACCCACCTTCTATATTAACAGGAGAAGTACCATTTAATGTTCTTAAATTTATACCACCCGTTTGTGAATCATACATTTCAATAAAATTACTTCTAGAATTTCCTCCAAATATTTTATTTCCATTATTCTTAAAGTGTAAATTTCCAATTATTCCTACCTCACCATTAAAAACAGGTTGATTAAGAGATGACTTATCATTTAAAACACTCACTAAATCTGTTTGGTCTAGTAATGAACCTTGTATATCCCCCCAAGAAATACCTAATTCATCCACATATGCTAATCCCTTCCATTCAGTTCCATTGTGTATTGTTGGTCTGTTATTATCATCAGAATCGTAAATTAATAATCCTTCTTTACTTGAATTTGTTATACTACCAGTTGTCACCCTATAAAACCTAACTGCCCCATTTCTGTATATCGTGAACGCATCATCTCTAGAACCGTTTGTGCCATTACCATAATTAACTAATCTATCAGTATCGTCATTATTAGGTATATAATCGGTACCGTATATACCACCAGAATGTTCACCAACACCCCTAGCAAAGTTATTATCACCCTCGGCATGGGAACCTCTACCACTAGCTATTGTATCATTACCTTCAGCGTGTGAGTACGTACCAAGAGCTATTGTATCATTACCTTCAGCGTGTGAGTACACACCACTAGCCTCAGTATCATTACCTTCAGCATGTGAACTAACACCACTAGCTATCGTACCATCACCTTCGGCGTGAGATTGAGAACCACTAGCCTCAGTATCTAGCCCTTCAGCATGTGAAATAACACCACTAGCTTCAGTATCACTACCTTCAGCGTGAGAGAAATTACCACTAGCCCTTGTATAACTACCTTCAGCATGTGAAATAACACCACTAGCTTCAGTATAACTACCTTCAGCGTGTGAAGCTACTTCACTAGCCTCAGTATCATTACCTTCAGCGTGTGAATATAACCCACTAGCCATTGTATAACTACCTTCAGCGTGTGAAGCTACTTCACTAGCTATTGTATCACTACCTTCAGCGTGTGAGTACGCACCACTAGCTATTGTATCACTACCTTCGGCGTGAGATTGAGGACCACTAGCTATTGTATCATCACCTTCAGCGTGAGATTGAGAACCACTAGCTATTGTATCATCACCTTCAGCGTGAGATTGAGAACCACTAGCTATTGTATCTTTACCTTCGGCATGTGAACCAGAACCACTAGCCTCAGTTTCATCACCTTCAGCGTGAGATATGAAACCACTAGCTATTGTTTCATTACCACCAGCGTATGAATATAACCCACTAGCCGTTGTGTTAAAACCTTCAGCAAATGAAAAGGCACCTGTTGCGCCCTTTGTTGTTGATGGGTCATCACTAAAGCTAAAATCTTTTGCATTTTCACCAATACTACCATAGTTACCAGCAACCCTATCTTTTAAGACATAACCAATACCATTACCTTCATCTACAGCTGTTAATTGACCTACATCATTTAAAACTAAACTACTTAAATCTGTTGTAAATGCTGATACGGCATTACTCATATTATAATAAATGGTATTATTATCAAATGTAGTTCCACTTAGGTAACTATCACTCCCCAATGCAGGTTGAATTATAAATGTTTTATTAAATCTTGAATCATTCATAGTTACGTTAATTTTCCATTAATTACGAGTGCTGAACTTGATGATGAATCATCAGTCGTTATTGTCACGTCAATCTTATCGTTAATACCTACATTAATAGGATTAGTTATCTCCAAACCACTAAACACTTCAGTATTATTAACTTCTATTATTACACTAGTCACGTTGGTTAAATTTCGTAAACTAATTAATTGAGAATTGAAATCAGAGTTAAAATCAAATCTTAGTGAACTATTGGGTTTAAAAGTTATATCATATAAAAATGTGTTTTGAGTTACTTGTTTAACCTTAAATCCACTTTTAGTTTTACCTTTTAAAATTTCTTTGAATTTGATGTTAGCTCTATTAATAGTAGGTATTAATTCGAAATCATCTTCATCTAAAATGTAACCTAATATCTTCATCTCAAAACTTTGTACATAAAACCTTCTTTTATCAAAATCACTTTTTTGACTTTCATCACCTATAGTCTCTAAATGTATTGGCATTGGATGTCCGTTAACTTTGATGTAAAATTGTCTAGAGTTAAAAGTTTTCTGTATTTTTTTATGAAATTTATTTAAATCTTTCATTCTATTACAAAACAACCTAACCTCATAATTTATATCGATTGAAGTTGGTTGAGGTATTTTATACGTATCAATACCCTTTCTTCCATCTACATTAGTAGGAACCTTCAAATAAGTATATAAATTACGACCTGGTATATTCCAATTACCAGCTTGATTCGTACCCACTTGTAAATTAGGTTCTCTAACTATTGTAATAAAAGGCATTTTAACATTTTTATATTTATCAGAAAAACTCCAAGTCTTACTAAATTCAGCCCATTTTTGTATTGTTAGGAATAAAACAGGCACTTCCTCACCATCAACTTGTAATGATATTTCATCATCAACAAATTCAATAAAAGTTCTATCAATATCCTCAGTCTCTACACCCTTAGGTAGGTACATGCCTTTATAATCAATATCATCTAAATACTCTTGCCTCCTCTCAGGTCCAGTACTTTGTTTAATAATATTAACATTTTTTATAAATCCTTTTGGTAAACCTGACATTATGTTATTTTATTAAATTTAGTTAAATTATCTTTAGTCATAATTTTATAATATTTATCTTCCGTTAAATTCATCTTCATTGGCTATAGTACACTCAATCATTCTATAAGCACTTTTATAACCCATTATTGTGTGTTTATTGTCGTAATTCTTCTCACCAGCGTTAGTTACACTAAAATAAATCATGTCAGTTTCATTAATTGGATAACCTACATAATCACCTACAGTAATATCAACACTTAATTCATTTAAATGTTCTACATAAACAATAAAACTTAAATTACCATCTTCTTGATATCTAAAATTTGACTCATTATAAGTTAAATTTTTAGCTTCATTAATTGTAGGGGTGACGTATAACTCAACAGGTGGGTGGTAATTCAATTCATTAGCGTTAGCTTCATTATATATATCATCAGATTGTGTAGTCTCTCTATCAACCCTATACAAAATAACTGTGAAGTTACCATCACCTTCCATAGCTTCTCTACCCATTTCAATTTCTAAATCAAAATCTTCACCTGAAAAAAACTTGTTTATTCTCTTAATTGGTATTTTTCTTTTTCCGTTACTCATGGTTAATCTATTAGCTTTAAAGATAAATATTTAACTATTAGTAAATCTGACGATATACTTTACTTTTTATTAAAAATAACTATATTAAGTAATATAATATATTGTTAAACACTTAAAAAATTGATAGATATAAATGATTTAAAGGGTAGGGGTGCAGTAACTTTATTGCAAACATACGAAGGTATTAACCCTTATATAAAGGAGTTAAAATCTAAGTTACTCAAAACAGGTAAAATAAGTTTAACTGAAGGGCAATCTCAGTACATAACTGATTTTCACGATACTCCACCTCAAGTCTTAAACAAGGTGGTTGAAATAAATCCATTATTGGGTAACTCTTTAAAGGAAAAAGAAAATCTATCTTTTGTTCCAGAAAGAATTCTAATTCAAGCCATGTTAGCTGACCAAGAAAAAACTTATCACGTATACGGTAAGCTTAAGAGGAATCAGAAACACGCTAAAATGTATTTCTTACCAAAAACTATGGTATTGGATGACCCTTATTTTACTGAGTGTGATTTAGATATTGACTGGGAGAGGTACGAAAAAATGGACGCTGACTGTAGGTTACCTTATGAGCACCAAAAAACTGGAATTGAATTTTTATCATGCAGAGATGGTGCTATTTTAGCTGACGATATGGGTTTGGGTAAAGCGGTGATTATCAATGAGTTAGTTTACACACCAACTGGAAAGGTTAAAATTGGCGATTTAAAAGTGGGTGATTATGTAATTGGTTCTGATGGTAAAAAAACAAAAGTTCTTGAAGTTCACCCACAACCTAAAAAAGATTTATTTAAAATAACATTTAATGATGGATATTCTACTATTTGTTGTAAAGAACATATGTGGACTGTTACAGGAAATAATGGTAGTGTGAATAATAAAAATCGGTCAATTAGATACACTAATTTAACAATCGAACAAATGTTGGATAAAGAATTAGAGTTAGAACAAAGGGGTTTTGGATGGAATGAGAAAAGACCTTATAAGTTTAAAACATATTACAAACAACCTAATGGACAAAACAAATGGCAAATTCCAATTGTTAAACCAATTGAATTTGAAAATGAATATAAATTACCTATTGAACCTTATTTATTAGGTGTTACTTTGGGTGATGGACATATCAAAAAAACGGGTGTTATTAGTATTGGCTTACATAAAGCTGATTTTGATGAAATATTTAAAAATCAATGTGTTAATGAAAGTTCAGGTGGTTTTAATATAAGATTAAATTATTTAAATAATTTAAAAGAAGAAGTATGTGCACTTAAATTAAATGGTACTTTATCTCACACCAAATTCATTCCAGAAATATATAAATATTCTTCAATTGAAGATAGATTAGCTATCCTTCAAGGTCTTATGGACACTGATGGTCATTGTATGAAATCAAAAAGTGGCAATTTTACTGGAACTGAATATTGTAGTGTATCTGAACAATTAGCTGATGATGTGGCTGAAATTGTACATAGTTTGGGTGGTATTGTAAGAAAGAAGAGTAAAATAGGTTCTTATAAAAATTCAGGTGATGAAAAAGCTTATCGTTTAAATATTAAATTACCAGAAGGGATGAATCCATTTAGGTTAAAGAGAAAAGCTGATGAATATAACACACCTGAAAAATATAAGGTTGGTAGATACATTAAAAATATAGAATCTATTGGTGAAGGTGATAGTGTGTGTATTAAGGTTGATGCTGAAGACTCATTATTTGTTATTAATCATGGTATTGTTACACATAATACATATCAATCAATTATATCCTCTTTAGAAGTTGGAGCTAAAAAAGTGTTAATCGTATGTCCAGCTAGTGTTAAGATATCTTGGCAAAGGGAAGTTGAAAGCTTCGGTAAGAAAGCGATTATAGTTAGTGGTAGTAACTGGCCAGACGTTGGTCAATATACAATTATAAATTATGACATTCTAAAGAATTTTCATTCAACAGGTCCTCGTAAGAAAAATGAACCTTACTATGAGGATATCATGAAAGAAAATTATGATTTAGTTATCATGGATGAAGCTCATAAAATTAAAAACCCTAAAGCTCAAAGAACTAAAATAATGAACGACATTATAGAGCGTGGTAATATAGAAAAAGTTTGGTTATTAACAGGTACACCAATTGCCAATAAACCAATGGATTTTTTCAACCTATTAAAATTAATAAAATCACCATTAGGTGCCAACTGGAAGTTTTTTGCCACAAGATATTGTGATGCCAAGCGTTTCTATAAAAAACTTAAAAACGGTAGAACTAAACAAATATGGATTACTGATGGAGCGTCAAATTTAGCTGAATTAGGTATTAGAACTAAAAACAGTTTGTTAAGAAGATTAAAATCTGAAGCATTAGATATGCCAGATAAAACCATAACTACAATGTACCATGATTTATCTAAACGTGGTTGGTCAGAATACGAAAACTTGTGGGAAGAGTACTTAGAAAAAAGAGCTGAAGAAGGTAAACGTAAAACAAGTTCAGTACATAAGGATTTAGTTGAATTAGGTCTATTGAGAAAATTCATTGCGATGGAAACAATACCTAAATCAATTGAGTTAGCTGAGGAAGCTATTGAACAAGACCATAAAGTTATTATATTTACAACATTTACTGAAGAACTAGAGGAGTTATCTGAACACTTCGGTAATAAGTGTGTTATACATAATGGTAGAATGAGCAGTAAAGCTAAGCAAGAATCAATTGATAAATTCCAAAATAACAAGAAAACAAAAGTTTTCATTGGTAACATAACATCAGCTGGTGTCGGTATTACCTTAACTGAGGCCACGGTTGTAATATTCAACTCTTTTAGTTGGGTACCAGGTGATAATGAACAAGCAGAAGATAGAAGTTATAGAATTGGTCAAAAAAACAATGTATCGGTATATTACCAGTTATTTAGAGGTACTATTTCTTTAATGATGTGGTATTCTGTTATGAGTAAACAAAAAAATATTGATGAGATACTAACTAAAGGTGATAAACACAGTGAAAGGATGGCAAATCTTTTGGGTGAGTTAAAAGAAAATGACTTAAAACTATGATTAGAATATATACAAGTGAAGAATGTGTATACTGTAATGATTTAAAAACCAAATTACAGAGGGGTAATATTGAATATACCGACATTGACGTGGATAATGACAAAAATAGAGAACATGTTGATAAATTATATGAGTTTGTTGGTAAACCCATAATACCTATAATCATCAAGAAACCCCATATATTAATACCAACCAGAAGTTTCAATACGATAGATGAAGCAATTGAGTTGATTAAATCATTAGAGTAGTATATTTATTATAAAAATAAACAATGGATTTTTACATAAATAAAGGAAGTACTTTACCTAGATTAAAAATGGAGTTAATTAACGATGGTAGAAATGATTTTGATAATTTTCACGATAGGTTACAGGATTCCATTATTACGTTCTGTATGACTGATGCTAATACAGGAATCAAAAGAATAGGTGGTAAAGAAGCTCTATGTATTTTAAAAGAACCAGAACCTGACAGCATTAGTGAAGAATACTACATCGGCTATCAATTTAGCGAAAAAGAAACTAGAAAAGTTGGTACCTATGTGGGTGAATTCACAATTAGATTTAATGATGGTTCAGGTAAATTAATCGTCCCTATAAAAGACGAGTTATACATCCATATCCTTGATAATTAAATTTCTCATATAAGTTGAAACACTTACATCATCTTTCATTAATTTTGAAGATAACTTAGCATACAAATCATCATCAACTATAAATTGTATTAATTTATTTTTATACCATGAGCGTAAAACCCATTCATCGCTTTTTAGCGTGGATGGGATGTAAGCGACAAAGGTAACTAATTAACCTTGACTTAAAATATATTGACGAATTATACCTGGATTTGCTTCACCTATTGAACAAACAAAATAACCTGCACTCCATAAAATGTTTTTGTACCAGTACTCTCTACGAAGTAATGTGGGATGTAGTAACCATATTTGTTTAGTAGATTGTTGTTTTAACCTACGTACTATTTGAGATATAGACAAACCTGGTAAACACCACTTTATTTTAAAAATTATTACAAAAAACTTGTTTTTCGGTTATTATACTAGTTACTTTGTAGGTAATAAGTATAATATAGTTTTATGATTAACGATGAACAAATATCAAGATTCTTAGAAGGAAGAAACCCTCAAAAATACATTGTAAATGTTGAAATACCTTATGGTGCCGATAAAGTTTCTTTAATAATAAACGACCCAGTTAAGGGTAAATACGTGGTTAAAGATGATATCACGTCGTTTGTTTGGTTTAAGGAACCTATCACAAAAAAAATGTATGGTGGTAAAAGGAATAAGATTAAACAAGCTTGTAAGAAATTCGGCGTTACTATAACTAGACTAAAGACTTCATTAAATAACCAAGGTATTGCACCAAGGATGGAAGATGGTTTTAAGTTTATGGCCAAATGTACTGGTCCTTATGGAAAACTATTAAATTTCTTTAAGCAGGGTGGTATTGATGTGTATGGTGAGAGTGATAAAAGAAACTTTGTTGCAATCAACCCTATCGAACAATACTTAATTGCATCAGGTAAGCGTTTATTTAAAGGGTTTGATGACTATGATGATTTACACAGATTACAATTTGACTTAGAGACAACTGGACTTAAACCTAAAGGTACTTTATTATCACGTGAGGAAATAGAAGATGTTAAAAGTCGAATGAGTACTGGCGAAGATTTGACCAAACTTTATGAGTTCGATGAGAAAAATCAACCAGTTAGGTATAAGGATGCAAGAATATTCCAAGTCGGTGTAAAGGATAATAGAGGTTACGAAGATATTATAGAAATTAAAACAGGCCCTGATGTTGACGATAGAGAAGAAGAGTTATTCGCTATATTTAAGATGTTCGAGGTTATTAAAAAATTAAAACCTGATACAATTGCTGGCTATAACTCAGAAAACTTTGACTGGGATTTTATTTTCACTAGATGCGACATTTTAGGTGTTGACATTGAATTGGTGGCCAAAACTTTGGACCCTACTGGTGAGCACAAAATAAAAAGAGTTGATAAATCTCTTAAATTAGGTGGTGAGCGAGAGTATTACAAGCAAACAACGATGTGGGGTTATAATATTATTGATGTTTATCATGCTGTGCGTAGAGCAAAAGCAATTAACTCCAATATAAAAAGCGCTGGATTAAAGTATATTACTAAATACGCTAAAAAGAACAAACCTAACCGAGTGTATGTGGACGGTGATAAGATTTACAGCATGTGGGCTGATAGCGTTACTGATTACGCTTTTAATGATACTGACGGTACATATTATAAGACTACTGAAGAAAAGCCATTAGAAGAAGGATATGAGCTTGTCAAAGGTAAAATGATTATAAGGAGATACCTACTTGACGATTTATGGGAAACAGAAAAAGTCGATGCTGAATTTAACCAAGCAGCTTTCTTATTATCTAAGTTAATACCTACCTCATACATGAGGTCTATAACCATGGGTACCGCAGGTATATGGAAATTGATTATGTTAGCTTGGTCGTATGAGAATAGGTTGGCCGTACCAGAGTTAAAAGAAAGACAAACTTTTACAGGTGGTTTATCTAGGTTACTGGAAGTTGGTTATAGAACTGATGTTGTTAAGTTGGACTTTGCTGCCCTATACCCTAATATTGAAATAACTTGGGATATATTCCCAGATACGGATATTAGTGATGTAATGAAAGGTATGTTACTTTATATTGCAAATACAAGGGATAAGTTTAAAGGTTTAATGAATGAACATAAAGCTGAAGTTAGAACATTCCAAGAGATTATAGATACGAAAGGTGAATCTATGACTGAGGAAGAGTTGGGTTTTGCTAAAAAACAAATAAAAGAAAACTCAGCTTTAGCAAGTACGTATGATAAGAAACAATTACCTATTAAAATTCTAGGTAACTCATTTTTTGGTTCTTTGGGCGCACCTAACATATTTAACTGGGGTGATATTGAATGTGCTGAAGAAACCACTTGTAGAGGTAGACAATATCTAAGATTAATGGTTTGGTTCTTTGTTGATAAAGGATTCACACCTTTAGTTGGAGATTCAGTAACCTTTAACACTCCAATATTTATCAGGTGGAAAAAAACGAAAGAGATAGATATTCTACCAATCTCTGATTTATATAATCCTAACTCAGAGTTTATTGATGAAGAAGAACTTAGAGATTATGAAATCAAACCATATGAAGTCTTAACCGTAAATGGTTGGAAAGAAATTAATTATATATATCGTCATAAAACAGATAAAAAAATACATAGAGTCTCTACAAAGGATAAATTAGTTTGTGTAACCGAAGACCACTCACTTTTTCAAAATACTAAACAAATAAAACCTAAAGATTTAAAAAGAGGTGATTTATTAGATGTTAGAAATGTTGAAAATTTTAATAATGAAGGTATTGAATATTTAGATGAAGAAGTATCATTTCTATATGGTTATTTTTTAGGTGATGGTTTCGCTACTTATGGTGATAGAAAACAATACTATAAATCTAAAAGAACTGGTGAAATAAATATTAATAAAGGGAAAAGAAGTGTTTTTAAAATTTCTTCATCTAACTATGATAAATTACTTAAATTACAATTAATTATAGAAGAACAATTTGATATTAAAACAAAGATTAAAGACCATAGAAAATCTAGTGGTGTTTATAATCTAGTTAGTTATTCTAAATACGTAAGTATTAAATTTAGTAAAGATTTTTATACTTCATACAGAGAGAAGAAAATTCCGTATTACATATTAAATGCTAGTGATAAAAATAAATTAGCTTTTTTAAATGGTGTTTTTTCCTCAGATGGTTATGGTGATTATTTAGAAGATTGTTCAGATATTGGTATGAAATCTCAAGTTGCTATGTCTGGTATTGGGTATATTATGGATTGTTTAGGTATTGATAAAAAAATAAGAACTAGAAAAGATAAAGAAAATTTCATCTCATTTAGATTAAAAAATAAAAATAGAAATAACTCATCTTTTACTAATAAAGCTAAAATGAAAAGTGATGAAGTTTGGTTAAATGAGGTTATAAAAAATAGATGTCCTAATGGATATGTGTATGACATTTCAACAGAAGATGGTACTTTTGTTGGTGGAATTGGAGGTGTTGACTTAAAGAACACTGATGGTTTCAACTTTGCAATACCTAAAGATGTTGACAAGTTTAGATATACACCTAAAGGTACGCATAGATTTACGGAAAGCAAAAAAGGTGTTGAGTCTGTTGGTTTAGATGCAGTTGTTGATGAGTACAATGAATTGTATATGATTGGTCGTATGGGTCTAGATATTGATGATATTTGTGAATCAACAATTAATTTCTCTAGGAAAAATTATGCTAACCTTATCGATGGTAAGATTAAATTAGTTGGTAATACAATTAAGTCATCTAAAATGCCGATATACATTGAAGAATTTTTATCAGAAGCTATTAAATATTTATTAAATGGTGATGGTTACAAATTCATTCAACTATATAATAAAACTGTTGACGATATTTACAACTTTAGGGTACCACTGATGAAAATAGCATCTAAATCTAATGTTAAAGAGTCTAAATCAACTTACATTAAGGAATCTAAAACTAAGACTAAAGCTGGTAACTATAAAGCTAGAAAGGCTCACATGGAGTTGGCTATTCAGAATGATGTGGACATTCATTTAGGTGATACAATGTATTATGTAAATACTGGTACTGTAAAGTCACATGGTGATGTTAAAGTTAAAACTGATAAAGAAACTGGTAAAAGAAGCGTACATCTAAATTGTATGATGATTCCAGCTGAACAAATTGAGGGTAATCCAGAATTAACAACGGAAGAATATAATGTACCAAAATATTTGGATAACTTTAATAAAAGAATAAAACCTCTATTAGTTTGTTTTAGTCCTGAAATTAGAGATGATATTATAGTCGATATGGTTAAGGATAAGAAGACTAAAGAGATGACATTAAGTGATTTCAAGGTATTCACTGAGTCACAATGTCAATTAACCAATGGAACATCAATAAAAGAAGGTGACCAAGATGACTATAATGATAATTTAATGTCAATGGAGGATAAAGAAATCCAATTTTGGTTAAGAAATAAAAAAGTACCTAATAATTTAGAAGATTTAGGGTTAAAGTGGAATGAAGTTGTTGATGATTATAATAAAAGAAAGGAAATAGAAAGAATTGAAGGTATTAAATACGATAAAAAGATGTTTTTATCCACAATAAAACGTTTAGAAGTTGAAGATATTAATACAATGAAAGGGTCTTCTAAAATACCTAAGCAATTGGAAGCATTCGCTGAATTTAATGTACATGACGACGATAAAGGAAATCCAAATATATTTGTAACCTCAGCGAAATGGGGTGTTGATTTAGGTACGGTAGAGGATATATTAAAGTACGAGCCTTGGGCTGAACAAAGAAGTTATTGGTATTTAAATGAAAATCCAAGTAAAAATGACAAAAACTTTGAAGGGTGGATATATAACATGTGGGTTAAAGCTAAACTTAATAAAGATGAAGGTAAGGCCAATAAAATAGAAAAAGAATTGAATTTAGTTGGCATTGAAATCGATGTTGAGGATTACAAAAAACTTAGAAAGTTAGAAAAAAAGGAGGTTTAACACCTCCTTTTTTTTTTACTTTATTTTAACTTCATATTGTGAACTACCCACCCACGGCAGAGCCGATGGGATGGGCTTCGGAGGTCATAGACTCACCTAATGGCAACGCCTTACTCCGTTTTTGTTTTATATCCGAGTCAGTTCCTGAACCAGATAGTATTTTTAAACCTTGTTTTTTAAATCTACTCGTCAAATATGGTTGTTACACTCTACATCACTTCGTAAAGAATATTGGTACAAAGATATGTTTTGGAGTGATGGGTATTTCGTTTGTTCAATAGGTGAAGCATCACCTGATACTATTCGTGAGTATATCCTTAATCAGGGTTAGTCGCTTACATCCCACCCACGTAAAAACGATGGGTGGGTTTTACGCTCCGTTTTATAAAAATATAACTAAACCTACACCTACACCTAGCACTATTAAAACCCCTATAGCTATTTTAGCTGCAAGACTCAAACCCTTTTTATCTTGAACAGTCCCTGACCCCTTAAAACCTCTATTTGGTGTACCTTCAGTGTTATTATCATCTTCATCTTCCCTTCCTATGTAATTTCTTGGGTCTGAGTTATCTCTTAGAGTTTTACCTCTTTTTAAATTTCTGTTTTTTTCTTCCATTTTTTTTTTGTTTTTATTATATATTATTATTAATCATTTAATTGTGAACTACCCACCCACGCCAGAGGCGATGGGATGGGCTTCAGGAGTCAGCACTTTGACTAACGTCAACAGTTCGTCCTGATTTTTAAGAGTGTGTTCCCCACTCAAATTATTTTTTAAAGCTAATCTATATTTAAAACCTTTAAGCATATGTTATTAAATACTCTAAACTTTTGTAAAAGTACGATATTTTTTGACAAAAACGTAAGTGTAATTGGAGTCGCTTACATCCCATCCACGCAAAAGCGATGAATGGGTTTTACGCTCCGTTTTATAAATATGTAATTTTTTATTAAACATCATAATCATTTTAAGTTAAATACCACCACCTGAAAAATCACATATTCCAGAACTAGTGAATGACTGAGTTCTAATATCCCAAAACCTCCATATATTACCATCTGAATAATATCCAGTAATCTGTTCTAAATCACCATTACTATTTTCATATAATTGACTAGCTGAACCGAGGGATTCAGTATCTGTATATTTAGTTAAAAGTAACGCACCACCACAAGCATTTTCTATTGAAGAAGAATTTCTAGCTAAGGTTTGTTGAAATGTAAGTGAATCTGAGAATTGTCTTAATGAAATTGTTCTAGTTGTAAAACCATCTGTTGTCCTTAAAACTATACTTCCAATTCTTTCATTACCAGTAGTATTCTGTGAATAGTCTACCGAAACTGTATTATCATTACCTATTCCAGAGACAGTAGAATAATTTATATCTATCCAAGAATCATTATTAAAAACATTCCAAGTAGTATTTGAAGTTACACTAAATGAAAATATACCTGCACTATCATCTACGTCTTTACTTGAAGGTATAACACTTAATGATTGTGAACAATCATATTTTAGTGTTATAATACCATTTGAATCTACTTTAATTATTGAATCACTAGTGGCTTGATTATCTTCATTAAATGTGTAGAATTTATTATTACCATCAAAGGGTAACGTACCTTCTATATTTTCAAATAACTTATCAGTAGCCCCAACTTCACCATTATTCAGTTGGTTATCCCAAAAAATAAGTCTCGTTAATGATAAAGAACTACAAGCTTGTTGTGTGGTATCAAAAGCATCGAATGATATATTAATAGTTGGTAAATTTTTAACAGTACCAGTGAACAAACTATCGCTAGTCCCTACATTATTAGCCGCATCTCTAGCGGTAATATAAATGATATAATTCGTATTTATCACTAAATCACTTATCGTATAATTTCTAACACCACCTCCAACATTTATTGTTAACAAAACACCACCAGCCGCTTGGTAATATATAGTTTGAGATACCACACCAACATCATCAGTACTATTCCAGCTAATACTTATAGATGTTTGAGAATTATTAGTTTCAGCCAAATTAGTTACTACTGGTGGTTGACCATCAGGATTAGTTATTGGGCAAATAGATGTATTAAAAACTGGAGCTACGTAGTCCTCATTTAATTCACCACCTATAAACTCTGTATTGGGTTTAGTCTCACCTGTTGGTTCACCCGTATCAATATTATATCTCTCTAAAATCCCATAACCCACAAATCCGTTATTTGCCATATTATCTTTATTTATTTATTTATTAATAGTATTCATTACATGAAGATTCAATGATATCAGAAATGGTGTTAGCGTTATATGTGGTATTGAAATCACCTCCAGTATCTGTCGCAAGGTCTTGCCAAATTGGGTTTGTAGCACCTTGACCAAGAACTATAACAACAACACCATTATCAATACAATCTTGTGTTAATGATGCGATACGATTTTTAACTTCCTCAGTAAAATCATCATCTAATCCACCAGGTAAAGCATCGGTTATTAAAATTACATACCTAGCAACACCTGACCTAAATTGACCAAGTAAATTGTTATTTAAAACTTTATCTAATGCTATATCCATTGGTTCTGGAAAACCCGCACCACTCCCTAATCTAAATACACTGCTGTTTATCTTATTTAATTGGGTATTAAACGTAGAGTTATTATTTATATTAAACATCTCCATTGCTGTTATATAAATCGTTGTATCTGCATTACTATTTAACGTTAATTTTTGATTATTAGGTAATTCATCATAATATGGATTATTATAAATAACTTGAATTGCCGAATTAAACCATTCATCTACAATACATAAACCCAATCTATAATCATTAGTGTTAGTTTCAGTTTCAATAGTGTTAACCAAATCTGATACACCAGATTTAGTGTTTTCAATATCTTCAGCCATACTCGCAGAGTAGTCAATTATAATAGCTACATCCATTCCTTCAG